CATAATGGTGAATCAGCAGATACCCGTGGTCGTGGTGGCTTAACAGCCAACCCAGATGGTAGTGTCAGCTATCACTGTTTCAACTGTAACTTCAAAGCCAGTTATCAACCAGGACGTCACCTAACATTCAAATTCCGTAAATTACTAAAATGGTTAGGTGCAGATGACACTGACATCAAAAGATTGGTTATCGAAGCTATCCGTGTCCGTGAATTGGTTGCACCAGAAGAGGTTAAACAAGAAGCTGAAGAAGAAAAAATTGATTTCAAAGCTCGTGACCTACCAGAAGATGCTGAGAATTTGGTCGCATTGGATTATGTCCACCCAGCATTGGAATATTGCGTGGCACGCAAAATTGACATAGCCAAATATCAGTTTTACGCAACCCGTCAAGCGCAATATAATCTACACAAGAGAATCATTATTCCCTTCATCTGGCAAGGTAGGACCATTGGTTATACTGCCAGAGCTATCGAAGATAATGTTAAACCAAAATATCACAGTAACTACGAACCAAACTTTGTGTTTAATATCAACAATCAACTAGCAGACAGCAAGTTTGTCATAGTCTGCGAAGGACCGTTTGATGCTATGAGCATAGATGGTGTAGCGGTATTAAATAATGAATGTAATGAAACACAAGCAGATATTATTGAGAGTTTAGGTAAGGAAGTAATCGTAGTAGCAGATCGAGATCGTGCTGGTGCTAAGATGATTAATAATGCTATAGAATATGGATGGTCAGTAAGTTACCCTGTATGGTTAGAAACCTGCAAAGACGTAAATGAGGCAGTGGTAAAATATGGTAAATTATTTGTGTTGAAAACTATCTTAGATGCCAAACAGTCGAGTAAACTCAAGATTGAACTAATGAAAAAGAAACTATATAACTAATAGTATGGACTCAAAACGTAAATTTTTCCTATTTAAACAAGCTGAACATTTCTGTTCGGTTCCTTGGAACTATTTTAAAGTAGACATGAGTGGAAATATTACTACCTGCGTTAACGGTACCCAACCACTAGGTAATCTAAAAAATAATAGTATTGAAAAAATTTTATCAAATTCAGCGTTAACAGAAATAAAACAAAATTTATCACAGAACATTTTAGATAGTAATTGTCGAGCATGCCAATCATACGAAAATAATGTCGATGACAATCATAGTTATGATTTCCTTAGAGGGCTATACAACTCAATGTTTAAATTTGAAAATATTGATTATGACAATCTGACAGAGTTTAAACTTCAGGGTATAGATCTACATTGGAGTAGTATTTGCGATCTAAAATGTATAACATGTTGGAGTAATCAAAGTAGTAGTATTGCTAAAGAACAAGGCAAAGAAATTTTACATACCCCAGTTGAACAAGCAGATAAATTAATTGATTATATAGTATCAAATCAAGAAACATTAAAAGAAATTTATTTAAGTGGCGGCGAACCTACATTAATTAAGCATAATCTACGATTACTTAAAAAACTCAGACGTGATTTATCGTTTCAAATACGCATAAACACTAATATGATGTATGATCCTGATAATCAGATAATTAAAGAATTACAGGAATTTCCAAATGTACTTTTTACTGTAAGTGCTGATGCCATGGGCGATAGATTTAATTATATCCGCAGAGGAGCAGACTGGAATAAATTCTTAAAGAATCTGGACAATTTAATTAGAACACACTTTACCTGGAGACTCAACAGTGTATTTTTTGTATGTAGTGCTAGTTATTTGTCAGACACACAGAATTTTTTCATTGATAATTATGGATTCAATGATTTTACGATAAATCAATGTGGAATGGAACACGATAATCTACAGTGTAGAAATTTAGCTGAGGATGTTAAGAATAAAGTTTTAGAAAAATTAATAGCACATCAAAATATACATAAAAATAATTTCAATTTAGTTGGACAAATTAATAATTGTATTAATGAAATTAAGAATCATGGATCTCCTAATTATCAAAAGTACTTTGAAAATATTGATAGTAAAGCAGGAACTAGTTGGACTAACGTTTTTCCTGAGCTAATACATGCCAACTAAAAACTGTTTATTAATTGGGTGCGGGTCAAAATTTGGATTAGAGCTATTAGAATATCTAATAGAAAATGGATACTATGTACACTCTATATCAGGATCTAAGTTAGAATACGCCAATGTAAATCATTTACAAATTAATTGGAAAACTCTCAATGTGGCCCAACTTGAAAAATTTCTTAAAGAATTACCTGAGCTGAATTTGGTATTTTTTAATCAAAATTCGTCAGCATTGAATTCTGATGATTTTATCGAAAATAAAAATACTATAGAATTATGGCAACTAGAAAAAAATTGGGGCCAATCATACTTTGTAAGTTGTATATTACCTTTTCATATCATACATACATTAAAATCAATAGACAAAGTAGTTTGGATGTTAAGCCCCTTGGTTTATCATCACCATAACACACAAATTGGATTCGCTGACTACATTGGAAATAAATATCAAAACTATTTAATACTTAAAAATTTTAGTAAACAGATCCAATCTATTTGTATTGGATTGAATCCAGATAAGTTGCTATCTACTGTAGATGATGTTAGAATAATAAATATGGTCAATTTCATTGAATCAGTGGATAACGAAACCAGCGGTCGTGTATTTTTCTTAGATGGCACGGAAGATACAAATTTTAATAAATTTAATAATGACTAATATATGACAAAAGAATATAGCCCAGAACTACAAAAACTATTTTTAGAAATGATGCTAGAAGACGCACAGAGTTATGTGCGTGTGCAGAATATCTATAATGCAGAAAACTTTGATCGTAGCCTACGTGAAGTGGCTAAGTTTATCAAGTCACACACTGATGATCATAAAGCCATGCCCACACATGAGCAGGTCAGGGCAGTTACTGGTGTCGATCTTAAACGGGTGCCGGACCTAACAGAAGATCACTACAGCTGGTTCATGCAGGAGTTTGAAGGCTTTACTCGCAGGAATGAACTCGAACGTGCGATCCTTAAATCAGCAGACCTATTAGAAAAGGGTGATTATGATCCCGTAGAAAAACTGATCAAAGACGCAGTCCAAATATCATTGACTAAAGACATGGGCACAGACTATTTCTTAGATCCACGTGCTAGATTACTAGCGATCAAGAGCAATAACGGACAAGTATCAACTGGTTGGCCAACTCTTGATAAAAGATTATTTGGTGGTATGAATCGTGGCGAGCTTAACATCTTTGCTGGTGGTTCTGGTAGTGGTAAAAGTTTATTCATGCAGAATATCGCTATCAATTGGTGTACGCAAGGACTTAACGGTGTATTCTTAACCTTAGAACTCAGTGAAGGTCTATGTGCTATGCGTATGGACAGTATGGTAGCCAACTGTAGTACTAAAGAAGTGTTCAAGGATCTTGACACAGTTGAAATGAAAGTTAAGATGGTAGGTAAGAAGTCAGGTGCACTACGCATCAAATACATGCCAGCACAGAGTAATGTAAATCAAATTAGATCTTATCTTAAAGAACTACAAGTACAAACTGGATTACGAATAGACTTTATCATGGTAGACTATTTAGACTTGGTCATGCCAGTGAGTGCCAAAGTCAGTCCAAATGACTTGTTTGTCAAAGACAAATATGTGTCAGAAGAGTTGCGTAATCTAGCACGTGAACTAAACATTTTAATGATCACAGCATCACAACTTAATCGTGGTGCGGTAGAAGAAATTGAGTTTGATCATAGCCATATCGCAGGTGGCTTATCTAAGATCAACACAGCAGATAACGTGTTTGGTATCTTTACTAGTCGTGCTATGCGTGAACGAGGTCGCTATCAACTACAACTTATGAAAACACGTAGTAGTAGTGGCGTAGGTATGAAAGTAGATCTAGAGTTTGACTTAGAAACATTGCGTATCACTGACCCAGGTGAAGAAGCACAGGAAAGTGGCCTACGTGGGGTTGGTGCAACTAATATCCTAAGTCAAATTAAAACTGGATCAACAGTAGCACCAAGCGAAGAATCCAAAATCCAAGCAGGGGTAGATAGCAGTAAACTTAAAAGTATGCTAGCCGGTCTCAAATCTGCTTCAGAATAATATTTAATCTTCGATAAATACTCTAAACCGGAGCAGAGATCTTGCAGAAACGCACACGTAGCCTACTCACTGAGCTAGACGAGTTATTAACGCACAAAGACAAGGAAAATCTCCTAGAGTCACGTGCTAATAACATCATCAATGGTGCTATCAACCTCATCAATCACATACGTGAAAACTATGATGTTGAAACTGCTACTAAGTTAGAAAATCGCTTATTAAACGCTATCAAAGGTCAAGATCCTACTAAATTCTCTCGCGGTATCAGGAAGATCAAAGATGAAGATTAATGAGGTGATACAAGAAGGTGTTTTGACAAATCTAAAGCCAGCAGGAAAAATTTCGCCAGTTCCACCTAATCGATTAGCTACAGGTGTTGGGGCATTAGCTAAAGGTTTTGGAGCATTAGCTAAAGGTGTTACTAAAGCTATCGCTCCACAGACTGTACAAACATATCAACAACAAAAAAATGCTCTAAGGTCTCCGCAGACTGCTGGTGACCCTGCGATGGCCGCATACAATAAATTTGCAGATATCATGGCCCAACGGGCAAGTAGTGGTACTCAAATGACCGATCAATACATAGCTTCACAATTCCCTAAAACATGGGACCAAAAATACCGCGGGGAAATGTTACAGTATGTGATCGATCGATTAAAACGCAGTGGTGTAAATGTTATGCAAAAACCACAGACACCTATGCCAATGGGACTAAAGAGACTTACCCCAGTACAGCCAAAACTACCGGCGGCTACCGCAACACCAGTACCAACTACTAGTGCACCAACACAGCCAACAGCACAAGCTAGCCAAGATGCAACTCGAGCTGCATTAGCAGCTAGACAAGCAGCTGGTTTAGGCGCATATGAATCTCTAGACTATGCAACATTTAAACAAAGATTACAAGAAGCTAAGACACAATGAAATTATACGAAATAAAACGTCAGACTCCAGAGTTCTTGCTAGTAGAAAGCAAAAATCTGCACCTTGAGCATATTGAAGATCTAGTGTTTAATCTTGGTTATGCTGGTGCTATATCAGCATTGGACTATATCGAAAGCCTACGTGGTATGTTGGCAGAAGGCACAGGCACTACGACTAAACTCACAGTCAAGTGGGATGGAAGCCCTGCGATCATCTGTGGTACCGATCCTGCCGACGGTAAGTTTTTTGTTGGTACTAAAAGTGTATTTGCCAAAGCAGAACCTAAAGTTTGCAAGACATCAAGAGATATAGAAAAGTTCTACGGTGATCAACCTGAGCTGGTAGAAATCCTAGCCAGTGCCCTACAGCACTTAAAGAAACTAGGCATCGGCGGAGTTATCCAAGGCGACCTATTGTTCAAAGAGGGCAGGGTAGAAACTGCTGACATCAACGGTGAGCGATGTCTGACATTCACTCCCAACACAATTACCTATGCTGTACCTGCAGATAGTCAGCTTGGTCAACAGATAGCACGTGCTAAGATTGGTATCATATTCCATACCAGTTATGAAGGCACTAGCCTAGCAGACATGAAAGCAGGATACCTAGTTAACATACAGGGCTTACGTAAATCAGCTGATGTATGGTTCGATGATGCAACATATAAAGATTACACTGGTATTGCTAGTTTAACTCCTACAGAAGATCGCAAGATTCAAGCGTTGAT